ATGTTGTTTGTACCTGTTATGGGTCTTTGGACCTCTTCTATTGGAATCATTGGTCTTGCTCTCAATCTTCGTGCTTATGATTTCATATCGCAGGAGATTCGTGCTGCGGAAGATCCAGAGTTTGAGACGTTCTATACGAAGAATATCCTTCTGAACGAAGGTCTGCGTGCATGGTTAGCACCAGTTGACCAACCACACGAAAAGTTTGTGTTCCCTGAAGAAGTTCTTCCTAGAGGTAACGCATTGTGAACGGATACCTTGTACTGGTTTATTTTACCTGCTTTGCCTTGATTGCTGGCGCTGCATTTGCTATGATGTGGGGAAACATTCAGTCTATTAACAAGATGATGGATCAACCCCCGAAACCGAAACATCCTGAAGCACCTGAACCAGGTGAACAAGTGATGTATGTCGATGTGTCTCAGATGAACGCAGAACAGTTTAAGAACGAAAAAGAAAGGTTAGAAAACCTTTACAACGGTTCCGAAGAATGATATACTGGGGTCTACGGACCCCTTTTTTAATGCACGATTTTTTAGACAATCTGGCAAACGATCAATACCAGAAGACCTCTAAACCTCCGGTCAGTAAATCTAAGATCACTCCTCAGACTTATATTGATATGAATAAAGAGTTTGAGGAGGAAGGAACTCCCTTCAGGATTACTGTTCCTACTCAGGAGGAGATTGATGAATGGATGGAGAAAAAATGAAACCAATCGTAGATGGAAAAGTAAAGAGTGTCTATCAGGGTGTTGACCCAGAACAAGTCCTGATTCACTATCACGATAAAGTTACCGCTGGTAATGGTGAGAAAGAGGACTACCCAAAAGGTAAGGGTAAAATCAACAATGACATCTCTTGTATTATCTTTAAAGAACTGGAGAAGGCAGGTATCAGAACTCACTTCATTCAGTATGCTGGTCCAGCACTGATGAGGTGTAAGAAGGTTGATATCATTCCTATCGAAGTTGTGGTCAGGAACATTGCTGATGGTTCTATTGTCAGACAGACAACCATTCCAAAGGACACTGTGTTTAATCCTCCTCTCATTGAGTTTTATCTGAAGGATGATAGTAAGAACGATCCGCTTCTGACTGAAGATAGGTTATCTCTGATGGGATATAGCAATCTGCGTTTAATTAAGCAGTATGCAAAGGAAACTAATGCAGTTGTTTCTGATATGTTCAGGAAGATTGGTATCACTCTTGTTGATTTTAAGATTGAGTTTGGTACAACTGCTGATGGTAAGGTCGTTGTTGCTGATGAAATTAGTCCAGATGGATGTAGACTACGGAACGCTGAAGGTCAGAGTATGGATAAAGACTTGTTTCGTAAGGAAAAAGGTGATATAATTAATGCATACCAAGAAATTTTGGACAACCTAAAGAAATGAAAATTTTCCTAGACACAGCAGATACGGAGTTGATTCGCAAGTATAATGACACCGGATTGATTGACGGTATCACCACTAACCCTACTCTGATTATGAAGAGTGGTCGTAAACCTGATGATGTATATCAGGAAATTAAGGATATGGGTATCAACGATATCAGCATGGAAGTCATGGGTAATGCTGATGAGATGATCGCAGAGGGTCGTCGTTTGTTTGAGACCTTTGGGTTTCCCTGCACTGTCAAAGTTCCCATGACTCGTGACGGCATCGAAGCTTGTAGGCAACTTGCCTATAACAACATCCGTGTGAACGTTACACTTATCTTCTCTGCGGCACAGGCAGTCCTGGCAGCGCGAGCAGGTGCATACTATGTGTCACCTTTTGTTGGTCGTCTTGATGATCAGTCTGTGGCAGGTCTTGAGGTTGTGCGTTCTATCTCTGAACTCTATCGCATCCAGGGTGCTCCTACTCAGATTCTCTCTGCATCTATCCGTAGTGTGCATCGTGCTGTACGTTCCTGGTATAATGGTGCTAGTGTGGTTACTATGCCACCCAAGGTATTCGATCAGATGTACGATCATATCCTTACTGATATGGGTATGGCAATCTTTGAGAATGATTGGAAAGGAGTACAACAGTGAATTATATTGTCTACTCAAAAGAAGGTTGCCCCTACTGCACTAAGATTGTCCAAGTTCTTGGATTGATTGAGGCAAAGTTTGTAGAGTACAAACTTGGTAGGGACTTCACAAGGGAAGAATTCTATGGTGAATTTGGTGAAGGAACAACATTCCCACAAGTCCTAGCGGACCAAACTAAGTTGGGAGGATGTAGTGAAACGATCAAGTATCTCAGGGAACAAAAACTCCTCTGACATTAAGATAAATAAAGGCATAGAATTACTTTTAGGAGGTAGACCCAAACCTCAAAAAGGCAACTACATTAAGTTTGCCAAGATGGTCTCCCTCTTCAGAAGAGAGATACATTTTAGTTTTGAGGTATCATTACTAATCAAAAAGAAATCTCTCGGAGAAGGACTATGACTGCCGCAACTATAACTCTCTTCTCACTTGTTACAATTCAGTTTCTACTTATCGGTGGATTGATTGGGTTTATTGCAAGTGAAGTGCTCACAGCGCGACAGGCACCGATGCCATATATGCATCCTGAAATGTTGGATGAATACGGTAATGTATTACCAGATGAAATTTTAGCTGTAAGATTTGAAAATGACTACGAAACCGAAGACCACGACGAGGAAGACGACAGTTAAGAAAGCGTCTACCCCAAGAAAAGCAGCACCCAAGACTACACTTGAGTTGCCAGCAAATCCCTTTACCTTTGAAGTTCTTGCTCTGGTTAACAAGCAGAAGACAAAAGCAAAGAAGGTTGAGGTACTTAGAAAGTATGAGCACGACTCTCTCAAAGCACTGTTCATTTGGAACTTTGATGAGAGTGTGATTTCTTTACTTCCTCCAGGAGAAGTCCCATACTCCAGTATGAAAGACGAGCAGATTACTAGTGGTAGTCTGAGTACCAAGATTAACCAACTGGTTGGTACAATGGATTACTTTGACACCACTTCTCTTGGTAATGCTGCAGACATGAAGAAAGGTAAGACCACCATTCGTAAAGAATATCTCAGGTTCTACAACTTCTGTAAGGGCGGCAATGACCAACTGAAGTCATTGCGTAGAGAAACCATGTTCATCCAAATGCTTGAGGGTCTGCATCCACTGGACGCAGAGATCTTGTGTCTGGTAAAGGATAAAGAACTAGAAACCAAATACAAGATCACTAAAGAGATTGTATCCGAAGCATATCCTGATATTAAGTGGGGAGGTCGCAGTTGACTAAAGTAAGGATTCTACAGAAAGATTGTGATCCATCTCTTGGTGAGGATAAATCTCTTCCTAATACCTGCTACGTTGTAGAATACTACAGTGATGGCAGTAAGCACTATGATCTAGTTGTGTCTAGCAAGCAGGTAGATATCTTCGATCATTATTATGATGAGTATAAGGAAGGTTTTATTACCATGTATCAGTCTGAAGGAACTGCTAATCCCAAACTGTGGAATTCTTCATCTAACGACAAGAAAAAGAAATGAGTGATTTAAATGTAAACGCAAACATCAGTATCGATGGACTTGCTGATGTCAGAAAAAAATATAAAAAAATCAAAAGATACATGAAATCAAATCTGTTCCAAATCAAGACAATGGATGGAACAGAGACAATTGTATCTAATTTATTAAAAGATAATAAAACTGTATAGTAAGTTACAAAAAGACTTGACTATATAGAGAACAGGGGTTATAATACCCTCATACGTTCATCCAATGTTAGCATTCCTGCTGGCATTCACCTTTGCCTCACATAATGATGCTAATCCTTACGATTGGCATATGAGTTGTGAAAGGTTCCTAACGAGACGAGTCGAAATCCTTATGGACGAAAACTTGGATCGGCGTTCTAAGTACAACCTTATTGGTTACCTTAGGACAAAGGTTCCGGGAGAATGCAATCAGTTTCTAACATAGGACGCAAGTAAGTCGCGGAACGGAGCGTTCATCCCATGTTAGAATTCCTTTTATACTCTGGTATGCTTTGTGCTGATGCTGATGCATTAATCATCGGGATCAAAACAAACAGATCAGAACTATCACCTCAAATTGTGATAGAACTGGTAGAGACCGTAAAGGAATCTGTACCAGAATGTGAGTTCGACTGGGACGCAAACGACTAAAGGAACGGGCCTAAAAATCCAACTACTTTAGGAGTCAATCATGAACACCCTTAATCTCATCAAAAAGCAAATCGACAAGGCAGCAGCACTGCACGATGCCCAAATCAGCGTCACCAAATATCGTGGTGTTGATTGCAAAGTGCATGAGGCACCTGAGGAAACTCACGGCACCTTCTGCTATCGCGGTCGTACATACATCAAGTGATATGGGAGCACTACAAGTCGCTGGGATCGTATCCCTAGGTTCTGTAGCATTTCTTTCACTGATATATGGAGAGATTAAAGTTCTTTCCAAATAATACAAGAGAGGTTTCATTACCTCTCTTTTTTTGTACTTTTATGTTCTTTTAACAAATGTTAGTTAATTAACACAAACTTGTATAGATACCTTAGAATTACGGACCGCTTATGCACTGAAAGTTTATTCTATATCATGTGTAGACATACTAGGAGGTCATCCTTATGCATAATATTATGTCTCGAAATCAATTAGCTGAGTGGAGACATATTGATAAAAACATTGATGATGATTTAGATCCAACAAACGATTACTTCAATTGTTTGATCGAATGCGATGACGAACAATCAACTTGTAAACGTATCTGTAGGAGACTGTTAATTTAATATTCAGAGCGTGTCTTGACAGACACGCTTTTTTTGTGTAAAATATGGTGATACGATAATTGAGTTAATGGAAAAAGAAAAACTTAAACTCATTGTCCGTAACCTCAAATCCCTCGTCGCTGCTCTTGAGTCTGAAGTATATTCAGATGTGAAAGCGTATACATATGAGAAACCTCATATGGATTATGATGAGGTTTTTGAAGACGATGATGGTTATCCCGATTGAACTATGAGTGTTAAACTAGTAAGCGTAACTCCCGATGCGGAGCAGACTATGGCATACATTGCCAGAGTTTCAAATCCAAGCAATCAAGACAACGAAAACTATGCTGGTCTTCTGCGTTATTGTATCAAGCATAATCATTGGAGTGTGTTTGAGCAGTCCACTATGACTCTGGAGATTGAGACTACCCGTGCTATCGCAGCTCAAATCCTGAGGCACCGTAGTTTCACATTTCAAGAGTTTTCCCAGCGGTATGCGGATAGTTCCCTGTTGGGTTCTACTATTCCTCTGCCAGAATTACGTCGTCAGGATGAAAAGAATCGTCAGAACTCTATTGATGATCTTGATCCTTTTGAGGTTCAACTTCTAGAGAAGCAAATGATAACATTGTTTGATTCTTCTATGGCACTGTATCAGCAGATGCTCAAGCGTGGTGTGGCAAAGGAGTGTGCAAGAAATGTGCTTCCACTCTGTACGCCCACCAGAATCTACATGACGGGATCTTGCCGTTCTTGGATTCATTATATTAATCTGCGTTCCGCACACGGAACTCAGAAGGAGCACATGCAAGTTGCAGAGGCATGTAAGAAAGTATTCATCGAACAGTTCCCAACTGTATCAGAAGCCCTTGAGTGGGTCTAAATAATTCATTGAGTTTTGTAACTATGGCAACATACCCAGTAGTCCACAAAGAGACAGGAGAACAGAAAAACGTTGTAATGAGCGTTCACGACTGGTCTCAATGGTGTGCGGATAATCCTGATTGGCAGAGAGATTGGAGTGATCCATCAACCTGTCCACAATCTGGTGAAGTTGGTGATTGGCAAGATAAACTTCGTAAGAAAAACCCTGGATGGAACGATGTTCTGTCTAAAGTAAAACAAGTCCCAGGTTCTAACATCCGTAACGTATAAGTATGCCAGCTAAAAAAAGAAAAGGTGAATCCACTAGTGGAATTGGTAGTATGACTTCACGACAACTAAAGAGAAAAAAACCAATTAATTCAGATCTAATGGTTGATATCAAACCATTGACTGACAACCAGAAGAAGTTCTTTGATGCGTACAAAGAAGGTAGAAATCTCTTCGCTTATGGTGCAGCAGGCACAGGCAAAACATTTATTGCACTCTACCTCGCACTCAAAGACGTTCTGGATCAATTCACACCATATGAAAAGGTGTACGTGGTTCGTTCTCTAGTCGCTACTCGTGAGATTGGTTTCCTTCCTGGAGACCATGAAGATAAAGCAGCACTGTATCAGATTCCATATAAGAACATGGTTAAGTACATGTTTGAGATGCAGGATGAGACTGAGTTTGAGATGCTGTATGGGGCACTGAAGGCACAAGAAACTATTCGTTTCTGGTCCACATCATTCCTTCGTGGAACTACAATGGATAACTGCATCATTATTGTTGATGAAATGCAGAACTTGAACTTTCACGAACTTGATAGTATAATTACAAGAGTTGGCGAAAATTGTAAGATTGTATTCTGTGGTGACGCAGCACAGTCTGACCTGGTGAAGACCAACGAGCGTAACGGAATCCTGAATTTCAAGCAGATTATCCAAGCAATGACTGAAGACTTTACTTGTGTTGAGTATGACGTTAATGATATTGTTAGATCTGGATTTGTTCGTAACTATATCATGACTAAAATTGCACTTGGTATTTGATGTGTTTATTCATTTAGATAATTTAAAAGGTGAAACTGATCTGAAAGCAACCATGATTGATGGGACTCGTTTCTACGAAGTCCCATCAGGAAAGATGTATCCATCTATCACCTCCGTCACGAGTTTCTATAATCGTGAAGTCTTTGTCGAATGGCGGAAGAAAGTCGGGGACGAGAAGGCAAACAAAATCACTCGGGAGTCTACATATCGTGGGACAAAGTTTCACGATGCAGTAGAACTTTATATCAAAAACACTCCTATTAAGGATATTGATATGCTCCCTTCTACGAAGTTTCTTCTTCTTTCAGCGAAGAAGAATCTCGATCGTATAAATAACATACATGTTATCGAACAGTCGCTGTATAGCGACTATCTTGGTCTTGCAGGGAGAGTAGACTGCATTGCTGAGTATGATGGAGAACTTGCAGTCATAGACTTTAAGACCTCGACCAAGATCAAACCCGAAGAATGGATTGAAAACTACTTCGTGCAAGAGACTGCGTATGCTTGCATGTATTATGAAATGAC